ACCAAGTAAACCGCCAAGAAAACCTCCTAATCCTTTTTTCTCTCCACCGCTTGCACCCTTACCAAATGCCTCTCCAAAGCCACCAATGAGCTTATCTAACTGTGCGTCAATGATTTTATCTCTTATGCGATTTAATACATTTGTCATTGCTTGACCAAAGGTTTGCGCACCAGTAATAGCCTCTCTTAAATTATTTTTTATACTACCTTCAATCTCTTCACCAATTTCAGTAAATTTTTTTCTTAATTGTTCCGCTGCCTCTTTATTTTTTTTGATTTGTTCTTCTTGTTTCTTTTTCTCTTCATTTTGACGTTTTATTTCTGCTGTTGTTTTTCTTTCCTCGTCTAGTTTTTCTTTTATAGGAGTTATTGCTTGTTGATTGAGTTGAAGCTGTCTTTCTAGTGAATTGATTGCTCTCTTATTATTATTTTCTTGAGCAGTGGCTAATCTCCTAAGAAGTTTCTGCCTTTCAATAAATAGTCTGTTAAATTCACTCTTCAAAAGTTGTTCATCACCTTCTTTGAGTGCTTTGTTAAAGTTATCTTGTTCTCTTTTTGCCTTTATAAGTGCAGTCGTAAATCCACCAATAAGAGTGACTATTGCGACAAAAGGCAATGCGTTAAGTGCAACTGTAGCGACACCTCCAGCCGCAGCTAACTTAATCAAACCAGCAGTCACTAAAGGAATTGCCACTGCAACACCTTTGGCAGCTGTAGCTATAGCAGCAAATATCAATGCAGTTTGTCCTATTGGCGAACTAACAAATTCTGTAGTTTTATCAATTAATTTTGTTAACAATATTGTTACCTCTTCAACTGCTGGTCTTAATTGATCTCCAAATGCTCTAGACAAATCTTCTGTTGCATTACTGAAGTTTTTGAATACTTGTGTTGGATCATTTCTCAACAATTCTTTCAAGAATCCACTTCCCTCATTTCCTATTCTTCCCAGTGATCTAAGTACTACTTCACTTGTCAGCTCTCCATTTGCTGCAAGTTCTTTTAGTTTTCCTATACTAACTCCAAGTTCTTCAGCAATCGGAGCAAGTATTGTTGGCACTTGTTCTGAAACACTCCTAAACTCATCACCAGCAAGCCTTCCTGAGCCAAGAGCCTGTGCTAGTTGCCTAAATGCGTTTGAGGCTTCTATACTTGATGCCCCAGCTAATTTTGCGGCTGTGTTAAATCCAAAGAATACAGTTTTAATATCATCAACACCAACTTTTAATGGAGCTAGTCTTGCTGTAATATCTGTTACACCTTCAAGAGCCTCAGTTGCACTTAATCCAAAAGCTTTCTGTGCATCTGTAGCAATCTGAAGCGATTTTGCAAAGCTTCCACTTTCTTTTGTAAGTAAACCTAATCTGACCTTAAGTTTTTCAAAATTTGCTGATGTCTTAACCGCTTGTCTGCCAATAAGTACAATACCAGTTGCAGCAATGGCATTTCTTAGTCCATTAAATGAGTTTTGTAGTTTGTTTGTTTGATTTTGTACACCATTTAACGCCCTTGTCGCACCGCTGGCATCAACTCTTAATCTAACGACTGCCTCTGCCACAAATAAAAAAAACCTTTACTCTATATTACCTTGAATTGCGTTTTTGTCGTTGCAATGCCTTTTTTTCTTCTTCATGTTTAATTTCATAATATCCAGCCCAATATATAAGCTCTGCCTCAGTCATGTTCATTCTGAGTTCTTGCACTGTTTTACCAAGTTCTGTTGCTAGGAAAAACTCAAATCTAAGCCAAGCCTCCCCTTTTATTCTTTTTTTGCTGTATCAATATCAAGCTGAATATCATTCAAGAAAAGTTCAAGATCATTTAAAACTTTCTCTGGAAGTTGTCTTTGCAACATTGGTGCATCTGACATATCAAAAGCTGGACTTCCATCTTCTTTCTCTGCCATTTGACAAAGAAGTTGAGTTGATACAACCAAAGCATCAGCATTTGGGCCAGCTAGTTGCTGTGCTTTTACTCTTGCATATCTTGTAATAGGTTTGAAGTAAATAGTAGTAACTACTTTGCCTTTTGAATCTTTTACCTCAAATTGTCGTCTTGTGACCATTTCATCTTGAAAAGCTCCAAGAATAAGGTCTGCGGTTCTTTCAGTTGCCATAAATAAATGCGAAGATTTTTACTTTTTTTAGATTGCTGATGTAATAGTGCCAGATGGCTTGAATGTGATGTTGATTGTGCTGACATC